CTTAACGGTGAACTCTTTCTTGGGTTCCGCTTCCGGCTCAGCCTCCTCTTCCTTGGCTTCGGCCTCCTCGACCGGGGCTTCAGGTTCCTTGGGTGGTTCCGGCTCTGGCTCCGGCTCTGGTCCCCAAACCGTATCCGGTTCCGGCTCTGGCGCTCGTGCAGAAGCCCTCACGCCGCCACTCCCCCTCACCATGGGGAAACCTTGACTAAAACTACGACTTAATCTAACTGGATCCATCACCACTCCACCGCGTGCCGCCATATCTCTCTCAACCAACTCAGAAACCGGTGTTGCCCCAGCCGCAACTCCTCCACGTGCTGGACGAACTCTCCTTGCGGTTATCATCTCTGAATCTGGAAAACCACCTCCACGTGCCGCACGTGATTGTTCTGCGGTCTCCACGCCAGCACGCAGTCCATGAGTTAGCCACTCAGTCATCTCTTCCGATCTTGCTCCTACACCCAGAGGATCTCCTTCAGCACCTTGAACAAACAAACGATTAAATACCTTATATTCCGCTTGTGGTTTAATCTTTAATCCTATTCCTCCTTTCGTTATGGGTTTAGATAGTTCTTCATAGGGAGCAGAATTTATCCATCCTCTCATTTCTTCCGGTGTTCTAGCGGCTTCTTCAAATGTTCCATCGGCTCTCATCTTGGACGGCCACTCCATATAAGAAGCCAAAAAATCATCATCTAACATCTCATTTATATATGTCTTATGGGCTTCTAATCTCGCAAGATTTAATTGACGGAAACCAGTGCGTATCGCATTACCGGCTTGCGCACCCTTATACATCTTCGTTGCTCTTTTTTCAGTTTTAGTTTGCTCTTGCTCTTGTTTTAATACATCTAATTCATCGGCTAATTGATTATTAAACGATTGTGCGGCTTGATTAATCTGCTGTATGTGTTGATTGTAATTATTTCTTTGAGGTATGCTCGCGCTTCCATAGACATCCATTTATATCTATATATATTAAAATAATTTTAATCATAAATTAGAATAATTTTTTATTTCCTTCGGCAATCTTTCTTTCAAATCGTATATATCCAGTGGCTGGATTAGTAGCCAAATCTAAATATAAAAATGAATAGGGTTCATCATTAATTGCGTATTCATACATATCATTAAATATTCCCGGGAACATATCCCCATATTCCTCTTCTATCTTTTCTCTTTCCTTATTGTTTTGCTGCTTCATGACTATCACGGATGTCGCGTTGTTCCGAATTAAACCACTTACAGCACGAAATGACTGTGTCGTAAATAAGAGCATTCCTATTCCATAATGACGGAAACGCGTCGCTAAAAAGGATACAGCGTTATTTTTGGAAAAATCTCGTGTTAATATATCATCCAGTAAAACTGCGACTGTAGGTCGTTCAAAATCTTCATAGGATTTTTGAGATTCAACTAATGAATGTATCATACTATCTTCATAATGATCTTCACAATCAAAATGTTTATTTAATATCTTACCCTTGGGATCAGCATTCAGAGTATTACTTATAATCTTCACAATATCAAACTTATCTTTATACATCTCTGGTGAGCATAACATATTGACGACCAAATTTGACTTTCCTTGCTTAACACTCCCTATAATTAAAACGAGGGCTGGTGGTTGAGGAAGATTGGGATGAATATCCTCATATTTATCATCACATACTGGATCTTTGACCTTATAGACCTTTGGTGGATTAGATTCCATATTATATTACTACTATTTATATATTAATCTAGAAATAAACTATAAATTAAATCTGGTGGAATTCTATATCTGTCTAATCTATTTGTCCCACTTCCATAATTTTGGGATACATCCTTAGCCAGAGGCATGCTTTGCTTATGATGCGATTCACTATGAACATCTGAAACATTCTTTTTATGTTTTTTTCTTTTATCATATCCACCATCACATACTTTATTATGTTGTTTCTCTATCATATTTCCACAAGAACCACTTCTATCACAAATTAAATTATTCCACCCTTTTTTATTTGTCCAAATACGAGTACGTTTTTCATAACCCCAATCTGAATACATACAATAAGAAACATCATAATAAGGAAGATCTTTTACAACATCTCTATCTTTTAATTGACCTCTTTGAGGATTTTCTATAAACCAATAATGAGGATTAAAATATTCAATAATTTCTAATGTTTTTTTAATTAATTTATCGCTTTCTTTTCGTTTTTCTTCAAGAAGCTCTTTTGTTAATGTTACACCATCGGCTTTTTGTCTTCCGATCCAACAATTCTGCAGATTACTATAATATGTGCATGGAGGACTCGCCCAAATAATATTAAATTCATCTTTTGGATATTGTTTATAATTAAATTCCATAATATCTACTTCGTGATCTGCTGGTAATTCATTATCTAATGATACAGATTCCCATCCTAATTCTGTACAACACTTCCCAACTGATTTTGTTCCACTAAACAATTCAAGGACACGCATATATATTATCTTATTTTTTATTTCTTTTTTTTGGCCGCTTCTTGGGAAATATCATTGCTACATCATCAAAGTCCAGTGCCTTTAATTTAATTAATGTTAAGAAATTCATACATATCATATATTCATCGTCACGAGTTCTCTTATATTTCTTTTGAGACCCTAATCTTTGAAGACAATCTAACATCAATCTTGCTACACCTTGAATATCATATCCATCCTTAAATCCCTCTATAATAATACGATTTGTTTCTTTCCAATATGCTTCCATTGTTTTTAATTTAGTTAAAGGTAATGAACAACATATTTTATCATTTTTATCATAAAAACATATTGAACCTTGTGATCCTTGAAAAACTACCATAACCAAAGTATAATATAATAAATCAAATTAAACAAAGTATGCTAACGCTAATAACAGTGAGAATACGGATTATATGATTTACGAGGAGCAATAGCCCTACGTAGTTTATCTTTAACTTCCTTCTCTTTATTTTCTTGCTCCATTAGGACTGCTTTTTCCTTCTTCCTTTGTTTTCTCAGTATTTCATATTTTGTGATACCTTCCAAAACGGCTTTTTCAATATCGATATTTGATTGAGGATGAGATGTAGTTGATTGTTGAGATGGTTCATTGGAGACTTCTTTTTCTAATTGTTCAACTTCTTTCTTTTTCTTTGTTCTTAATAGTTCTTTACTCTTCTTTTCTAATTCTTTGTCCGCCTTTCGTGTTGCCGCATTTGACTTTCGCACAGCCATTGCTTTAATTCGTGCTTCTTTGAGTTTTAATTTATGAGCCTCACTCATAGGTGGTCTTTTTTTAAAAGGTTTCCCTTTTTTAGTGAGTTTAATATTTTCGGATTTCTCCATTACCTTTTTATCATCTTCACTTAAATTAAATATCTCATTTACATCTATATTCTCACCTTTCTTTACTGGTTCAGCAATCATTTCTTCTTCCTTGAATTGAACCTTTTTTTCTTGCGATACCATTTCATTATGCTCCTCTTCCGTCATTGGCGGAGGAAGGGGATCATCTTCTATATTGAGGGAGACATTTTCATCGTCTTGGGGAACAAAATCCATTTTTACCTTGGGAAGAAAATCCATTATATATATAGTAAATATAAAAATTATGAAAGAATAGAATCTTTATTAATTTCTACTCTTTATTAAAGATTATTATAAGAGTATAATTATTCGGACATTTGCTACCCTAACTTTCTTTTTTTATTAGTTACAAGAATAAAATAATAAAACATCTCTTATTTAGCGAATAGGTTTTTGGAGAATTAAGAGCGTAACTGTCCATTTATTATTATCTATAAGATATTATGACCCCCTTTTATATCAACCTTGATTCCGCGCATGAAAGAAGAGATAAATTCATATCTCTCAATGGTAATTCCTATGAAAGATGGAGGGCAACAACCAAGGATGAAGTTCCTCAAGAAGTATTGGATAGAATGTTATCCAATCATTTACTCCCCTATGAATCCCATCGTGCGCGATGTGCATGTTTTCTCTCACATCAAAAGTTATTACAATATATAGTTGATAATAAGATTGATGATGTCCTAATCTTAGAGGATGATGCTATTCCAACAGAAGAATCCATCCCTATCCATTATCCAAGGGATAGTATTGTATATCTAGGTGGTTTTATTCATTCAAGAAAGATGAGGGAGGGAATTAAGGATGAAGTAATACATCAAAAAGGTATTCAATGTGTATGTCCTCAAAAGCATCGTATGTTAGGATGTTTGAGTTATATTATTCCTCATCATTCAGTGGCTTCAATGATATTAAATAAAATAGCATCTCAAAAGAGATACAAAGCAATAGATATAATGTTGGGGAATATAGGAATAAAACAGTATTATAATTATCCTCCATCCTTTATTGAGGATAAAGTAAAATCACAAATAATAAAAAAGAATAAATGGATGAATTCAGAATATCAATTTACTTCTTAAATTTATCATAATTCATCCACACTCTTTTCATATTTGTGGCCGCTTTCCTTGTTTTAAATGTTCTTTTCGCATAAGTTTTCTTATCTAAATTAAATAGACGATATCCATCCTTCACATTTCCATCCACTCTAAAAGGCATTTATAATATAAAAAATATATAAATTTGAAATTTTTTATTATCTATGTAATTAATAATTATGGATAGAAAAAAGATATATAAAGGGATAGATAATAATAATAAATATAAGGTGTATAATATGAAAGAAAGAACAATACAAGAATTTTTTAATGAAATTGAAAAAGAACATAATCTTACTCTCTATAGGCATATCAATATAACATATAAGGATGGTAGTAAAAGTCAGATGGGTGAGAAGAATAATATGAGTGTTGCTGATATTGGAAAGAATAGATATGGGTATGATTTTAAACAAAAACGAGTATTAAAAGAGAGCGAGTGTAATACATTATCACTAGCCGTAAAATATATTCCAGATTTATATGTAGTTGATTTTGATACAAAGAATATTGTTGATTGTGAATTATATGATATATTGAATGATGATTGTGTTGCATGTACTGAAACAACCAAAGGTTCTCATTATTACATTAAGATTAAAAATATAGGTGACTATTCACATCAAACAAAGGTCTATATCGATCCAAAGATTGATATGGATTTAATTAAAACCAATAATATTTGGGAAACCAAAGATAGAATCATTAAAGGTGAAATTAAAGAATATGATTGGAATAATATTAAGAAATACTTTAAAAAGAGTCAAGATAACAATACGGATTTTGATGATCCTATTCTACTCAATACAAATGTGGCTCTTTCCGAAATTTCTGAAATACTAAATGATCTTGAAAGTAAAGAGTGTTATGAATATGAACAATGGTGGAAAATTGGAATGTGTATCTTTAACATCACCACTGGATCAACTGAAGGTATGAAACTATGGGATGAATGGAGTCAAAAAGATCCACGTGAGGGTAAGTATTCAAACAACGGAATTATAACTCAATGGAATGGTTGGCTCACTAAAGATCAACCAATCAAAAGAGTTGGACTATCAACATTAAAAAGGTTGAGAACTCAATATGGCCCTATTACCTCAGCAGATGCCTACGATGAAATATTTAAAAAAGAAGTTCTATCATTGAATCCCAAAACAAAATACGAATATATACAAGCAATTAAAATAGCATCGGACGGCAAAATGATTGAATCTATGAATAAAATTCTCCATTTTATAGTTAGTCAAAGTGCCTATATTCATCTCTATTATACGAATTATCGTAAGGATGGAGATAAGTTTGGAGAGATACGCAATAAGAATTGTTGGGTTTTGAAAAATAAAACAGATACTTATAATTTCTTTGAAAAATATGAATTTGATTACACATATACGTCTCTAGAAGAAACATATCATTCTCAAACTG